TCAATAAAACCAGTATACAGGCATTGGATGGAGTGTAAAGCGTTATTTTGCGTAAGAAAGCGGTCTGGTGCGCTAAAATGAGATAGAAAAGTAATAAAGGATTATTGGAGTCGCATGGAGGTTATAAAGGCAGATTGGAGACTGGTTGAGTGGTAATAGTGGCGCATAGTGTTGTATGGGAGCAACAAAGGGCTATGGGATAAAAAAAGCGTACTCCAGGTCAAACAGATTAATTCCAATATTTTTTTTCTGGCCGGAACTCAAGGATTCGAAATTTTTTCCTGGAGGAGTTTCTTAGATTTTCTTAATTCTCTTTTGATTCTACGTTTCTCAACACGGAGTTTCTGTAACTCCTTCTGTTCAGACTTGGATATTTTTTTAACGGGAGGCTTCTGTGGTTCTATTTTTTTCCTTCGGACAGGATACAGAGATTCTTTGAATTCTAGAAAAGTCATAGGTTTATCTGTGGTTTTACAATACGCTCTATACTTGTCATTCAAAGAAACCGTAGATAATGTTTTACCAAAAGCAACCTTATTCAGTTCTTTTGTTATATCATTCTGGTATAACCCTACACCCTGAGCTTTCTGTCTTTTCATTGATTATTCTCCATATTTGTTTTCATAAGGTTTTTTATTACACAATAAGACTAAAATATCACAGTAAGTAGTAACTAACATTTATCTTGTGCCTTTCTTAGTACTGCTTCTTTCAAAACCAATGGGTCATTGCCAGTAATTGACCAAGTTCTATAAACAGAAATAAATTCCTCATCTGTCAATTCTCTGATATGAGGTTGTGTTAGTTGTGTTAGTTGTGTTAGTTGTGTTAGTTGTGTAAATGTATATACAGGAGGTTTCAGAGATACTTTCTCACCCATATAATAACCTGTATATACTTTCTTTGGATTATACTCTTTCACTTTGAATATCCGTACTTGATTGCTGGTAACCACTTGATGTATCTATCAGGTCGTAAAGATATTTCTAAGATAATATGTCTACCGAATAGTTTAGTTCTCATTTTCATTTCCAGTCTTTCTTCTTACTGTCGTTCCAGTCAAATCCTAATAAATTATACAGTACCTTCTGATACCACTTCGGTTCACTCTCTAAGCCTACTGAGATTCCACCAATGTTGAGTTGTCCTACTGAATTTGTAGCTTGGACAGAAAGTGTTGGAGTAATGTTCGATATGGTTGTGGTACCCCATGTTGGTGCCAAAAATCCTGTGTGTGTGAGTGTATTGAGTGTCGTTATCTTCGGTTTCTCACATCCAGTATAATCCAGTCCTAACGGAATTTGCTCAGTCAGAGGCCAGAAAAACTGTATCTCGGTCTGACGGATATTTTTTAGGTTTAACTGATAGGGATCCGTATCGCCCCACCAAGACTTATCGACATCCGACCAAATCTTCTGAGTAGGTTCAGAAAGAATTCCAGGATCAGTAAAATACTGAGAGGCCGTCATTCGATCTTCTGAGGTAAATGTAGTCATTTTCGGATTACACAGGTTCTTTGAAGTTCTCTAGGGAAAGAATGGTCCACGGAATAGCCGCTAAAAACCAAGGAAGTGACTCTGAGTAACCAAAAGCCAGTAGAACTCCGATCCAGCAATAAGCCGCTAGAAAGAAGGAGATGTACTCTTTGAGTTTATTGAGATTTCTTGAATTAAACATTTTTTTATTTCCTGATAATTGTTGCTAAGCAACATAAAATATAATAAATAAGTATAACTACTAGGTTTTAAACACTAACTCTTTGAGGGAACCATGGAACTCGATATTTTTATTAATCTGATTACTATACTATTCTAGAGATTCCAGCAGCTCCCGGAATCGCTGTAAAATCCACAAGTAATTTGATTAAATATTCATAATACCTTTTCTGAAATTAAATGCCATGAGTGCTTCTTTTTCAGTTTCACTAATTTCTTTGGCTTCTGGTTCAAAATCAGATTCATCATTGATTTCGTCATCATAAACTCCAACAATATCATCTTCGGAGATAATATAATATGTTTCACCTTCAAACTTGGTTTCATCCGCTGTATTCCAGTCTGGAAGAATTGTCTGACCAACAAGAACGTCTTGCGTATCAGGTCCTACTGCTAGAACCAATCCTTTCGATACAGCGTCTTTCCCAGTTGCGGTCAGAAAAATCCCAACCTTAGTAAACTCTTTATTCTTCAAGAGTTTTACGATTACTTTATTTCTAATAGCTTTGAGTTTCATATCTTTTCTTTCTACATTCTTCAATGACTTGTGGTGGAACATCTGGATGCCAACCTCCGATTAACATATTACAATTATACTTGATAGGAGTTACTTTGTCAATGAGTTCGTGGTAATCATTGTTAAAAGCAAAGGCATAAGCAAGTGTAATCAATGAGATTATCAGGATGGCATTAAGGAAATTATTACGGATGAGTTGCGACATACCAAAGAGCCCAATAGTATAAAGCGAGGCCTCCAAAATAGAGGAATATAATTTTACCAATTCTCTTACCAAAAAGACCTTGGTTAAAAAAGGCCCATGTGGCACCTAACATAAACGAAAATAGGTTCAGGTGTTCTAGTGATATATCTAATAAGTGTATCGGTTCTATATTCATAATATTCATTCAACCACAGGTGTAATTTCAGTTTGTACTTCTGGTTTCATTTCGGGTGGTAATCCTAGTTGAGTTCTTATTTGGTTAATGATATTTTCAACTTCATTTCGAATATGACTACCTTTAGGTAACCATACTCTAATATGTTTCATCAGGTTCAACAATTCTTGTGGATTCATTCTATATCTTTTTTATAATCTAAAAATCTAATAACGGGTAATTGTGCCGATACCATTATATAAGCCTCTTTTAATGTCGGAGCAATTACTGTACAATGGAATATTCCATCCACAATCATAATATTAAATGGTGCAAGTCCAACCCAAGCTTCATCAACAATACAACGAATATTCCAGGATTGTGCAGCTTTGCACCTTTTAATTAATGCTTGATATATTTTCTTAGGATCAATCGGATCAAAATCAATTGTATCCTTAGACATCATTCACTTAGAAAAGTTGGTTTGGAATCCTTGTTGGTGTAATCTGAAGCAAAAGCAGTTGCTTGTTCTTCGGTCATAAACACCTTACTAAACGTAGAAGTATTATCTGATGTACCATAATTTACTTTCCAAAATCCATCACCTTCATAAATTACTGCCATCACTTTACCTGCTTCACCTACAAATGTTGCTATATCTTTCATGATATCATTCCCACAAAACGGTTAAGTACAACTCGATTATTCAAACGATTACCTGCATACTTACTAAAAGCAGAAACTAGTCCACGGGTAGTCGCATTTTCTTTCACTTCAAAACTTACATCATCATCAGTATCTAGGCTTTCGGATCGGAGAAGATAAAACTCATCGTAACCGGCAGAAGTAACAACCATATACTTATTCTTACGAAATTCAGTTTTATATTTATCATGACTATTAATAAATGCCTTAGGTAAGAAATGATGTAACTCACGACCCAATTCACGACCAGACAAAACATAGAAACCAACAATATTAGAATTGGTTCGCATCTTCAACATTTTGATATAAGCGGAAGTCAATTCACGACCTTGTGGATACTCCACAAGAATTTCATTTCTATTCTTAGGATCACGAATCACCATTTTCTTATATCCACGATAATTACCACCTTCACCTGAACCTGAATTAGGATAACCATTACTGTTAGTGTAGAATACATCACGCAATGAGTGGCCATCACCATCAGTTAAGAATACAGTATTCACTATTTGCAACTTGTATTGTTTCTGGAATTCGGGAACAATCTTCATAGCAGAGATAATCGCTTCAGTCAATGGTGTGCCACCTTTTTGCATCCATGCTGGTTTCCATCCACGGTATTCACAACAATTAACCAAAGCGGAACAGGCATATGTAAATTCTACTGATGACATTTTATTGGAAAGTAAATTCAACAATTTAAAATTACGGAGAGCAATCTCACCTTCTTTGAATGCATTTTGCCAACCATCACCATATTCAGAACTAAAAGCATAAACTTCGTAAGGAATATTTACTTTCTTACAAAACATCACCAAGTTAATTAATTGCTTAAGGGTATTATCAATATGGTCATTCATACTACCTGACCAATCTAAAAACATTACCAAGCCATGCGATTTGCCACCAGGCAATACTGTAATTTTCTTGAAGATGTCCTCAGCAAAACCATATGAATAGATTTTACTCATATTCAATTCACCAGTTTTAGCAACAGAAGCACGTTTCAACTGGTCGGCATTTTTACGCAACTCAAATTCTTTAGCAAGATAACCAACAACTTTTTTGGCGTCATTACGCAACTTCAAAAATTTCTTATTATCAAGTCCATCCTCAATATTATAATACTTATTATTTTCTTTAAAGTCTGCAGCAGATTGGCGATAATCAGCCCACAATTGTTTGTATGGTAAAATTGCTTTAGTTAAATCAACATCAGGAATATTACCATAATAATATGTACTAGAATCTACACTAAACAGTTTTTTTTCATTCTTACGATATGTTTCATCTGTATGTGATTTAATCTCATCATCGGATTCTCCTTCAGGATCAGTACCGCCACCTAAAGTATCACCCGATTCAATTGAGTCATCATTTTCTTTTTCAGTTTCATCTGCACCTTTAGATTTAAAAGTTTCAGTTTCTTCATCAAACTCATCAGAATCATCATAACCTTCAGATTCAAATTCTTCATAATCACCATTTTCATCTTCTTCAAATTCTTCATCTGGATTTAATTTTTTGGCAGTTTCAGCTTCTTCTTTCATGTATTGCATTACTTCTCTGGAAACATGAATTACATCATCATAAGTTTGTGTATTTTCAATTTTATCAACTAAACGTTTTTCAAATTCATTAAATTGGATACCTTGTGCTGCACCACCTTTTGTGTAGAGATTAGCACGGTCGATGAAATTCAAATCGTTCAGGTCAGCACCTTCGGTACCAAAGAAATCTTTTTCAATTAGTTCACGATAACCTTTAACAAAGGAGATACGGATTCCTGGATATTTGTTTTTGATTTTACGTTCAATACGGGAATCTTCTACCACATTAATTACGGAACGAGAAATGCCTTCTTCTTTAGCTTTGATCAATCCTTCCAATGGAGTATGCAAAGCATGGCCAACTTCATGACCTAAGAAAAGGTCATATAAGAATGGTGAAATCTTTGTGTCCAAAATTGGCAAGGTAAGAACACGACTTTTTACATCAAAACAAGCCGTTTGAACATTGCGTTGTTCCACAGTCAAATTTTCGGTAGCCATTAATTTGGCAAGTAGTGTTTTAGATTCTGTAATATGCATGTATTCTCCGATTTAAGATACCATTATACTACAGATATCATCTACCGTCAAGTTATTTCTTCGATGTGTTGTATTTTAGCAACACTTTACGATATTTGCGGATTAACGGTAAAACGGTATCGTAATCCAGACCAAATTTGATTACCAATTCGGATTTCTTACTGGTGCTCATATATGCTTGAACTTCATCCTTAATTACATTTTGACCGTAACCCATTTTTTTGAGGAATTTCACCATATTAGAATAATCCTTACGGTGTGTTTTGTAAAAATTATAAGTCAAATCTTCCATTTCACTCTTATATTCCGAATTTATGTAATAAAGTGCATGAGCAATTTCATGGTCGATTACTTTCATATCACCTTTTTTACCACCGATAATATAGAATGGTTTTTCTAAGTCCAATTTTGTAAAAACTGCATGAGCTAAGGCAGTTTCCCAATATGTTTTATCTGACATATTGTTTTGTGACCATTTCATGAAAATATCTCCAGGAATATTGAATCCTGTCCAATAATGGAAGTAGTCCAACTTGCCATCATCAGTCATAAATGCGTCAATGAAGCCCACAAACGACAAATATTTGCCATTTACTTTAGGATTGCCTTCATAAAATTCCTCCACTCGACAAAATGCAAGTGCAAGGTCTTTTTGTGTGTCAAATTCGAGTAACAAACAGTTTTTAATTGGTTTTTTAGTTTTAAACATTTTTATTTGAATTCCGCTTGCAATTCTCGGTATTTCATTAGATCCTTTTCAAGTCCGGTCAATACTGCCCACTTTCGGCAGACTAAATCCAAGCGTTTCCACGCAGGAATTTCTCCGTCTTGCGTATTTGCTTTTAACCAAATGTATGAATCGTTATTCATGTGTATTTCCTTCGTTTTTTTCAAAAATATTCTGTTCAAGCCGGTCGGCAAGTTCTTCAGCAAGCTTTGGATTGTACTTGACCAAGAACCATGCTACATCATCAAGCGGTAACTGTCGTAAATTATACATTACCGTATCAATTCCTTGCAAAATTTGCGATTCTTCTTGTTGACTTAACATATTTTCCTCATTGTAAAGTGTTAATCTCAATACTAGTAATGCTACTACCTCTCATTTTAGCTATTCCGACTGATCTCAACCACTCGATCTCAATTTCCAATTCGGACTCTGTTAATGTTTCCAAATATTCTTCATATTCAGACCATTCTTCTTTTGTAATACTCATCTTCTCATACTCGCTATGTCTTTTGCTTCATTATCGGAAAATACTGGAACTGCATTACTCTTGTGCATAGTACCGATGCCTTTTATCTTATCACCTGTATATGAATTTTGGAATGTTTTGGCACAAGTAACAAAACCTGTATCCAAGGACGCAATCTGTGGAGTTTCTCTGTGGTAGTTAGCCATTTCTCTTACTGGCAACTTTGATTTAATAACTAAAGATTTGGAATACCGTTTTGACGATAACTTATTGATAGAAGCCAACCACTCAGATTTTTGTTGTTCTTGAGCTTTGGTTAACTTTTTTGGTTTTGATTTTGGAATATAACCGTATATCATATAATAAAATTCTCCATGTGAAGAACCTATTATAATACAGTATTGTTGAAAGGTCAAGCAGTATATTGGTAACTGTTGCTTAGGAACAACACTAATACCATTACCTTATATCAAAGGCGGACATACCTACTTATGCTAAAAAAGTAAGAAAACCACGAATAAATGTGGTAAACTTAGCTACCACTATTGAAATCATTTTCGTATGTTTCTTCCACATAACTTTCTTCTGCTAATTCTTCTTCATGTTGAGTTAGAATCTTTTTAATTTCCACACGTTCATTTTGATGTTTATTTTGAATGTAACCATAATCATCATTGTACTCTTTATTTTTTCTAAATTTACCAACAAACTTTGTCACTATACTGCTCCTATTTCAGGGTTTCAAATGTAATGCCTTTAATCTTTGTTTCTGGCATATTATGCATGTCCATATCCGACACATAGGTTATGTCAGCGTATGGATAACAAATCTTTACTAATTTCAATAATTGACAAACTGTTCCATCAGAATCATTGAAAGAAAATATTTCATCTACACATTTTAAATTTTTTATAATCTCACGGCGAGTATCATAATCCTGCACCATACCACCTTCAGCCCACATCATCCACCAGTCAGAATGAATCCCGACAACAAGCCAATCACCTTTTCGTTTACACTTTTTAAGAAAGTTGAGTTCATTAAGTGTTAATGGGTCAAATGTTCCAGTTATTATTATTATTTTTTCTGGTTTTGTCATTATGGTAGTAGTGTTGGAAAAGCCTCTTTGATAAATTTATAATTTAATCCCTTAACCCCTAAATCTTTATTGAAAATGCCAATAATAACTTCTGCTTCACGGGGTTCCAAACCTTCTAGTATTTGAATGAGAATTTCAGTTCTTTTTCTAGGTGTCAATCGTTCTGCTGCGGGATTACCTTTTTCAAACAAATACAATTTTCTTAATTCACTGGACATTTGAGTTCTATGTAAACCTGGCAATTGATCAGTAGGTATTTTATACTCATCTGGCATTTCTGTTATCAACCATTGAAAATTTGGATGATAAGTTAATTGTAACACATCGACAAACGTTTTGTTAAGATTATTCTCGATTACTTTCATTCTATCTTTTTTGGAATCTGCTACTTCAAATTCATCCAAAATTTCGAATATGTTTTTCATTGAAATTCCTCAATCACTTCCATTAAGTTCTTTAGTTTATGCTCAATAAAATAATTTAGCAATTTGCCTTTAGCAGGCTTTGTTTCTTCATAGGTATTTATAATGTTTTCTTTAATCTCTTTTGGGATGAACCTCAGGTCTATAAGCATTTCATTACGATAGAAACCAGTTAGTGCATAACCATCATTCCATTCATCTGGAGTTTCTTTCAGATATTTTTCAATAATTTTCTGTGTAATTGGTTTCTGACGGAGTTCACGGACAAAGCAATCAGATGGTGAGAATATATTTGGTATGCCATCACCTTTATCTCCTCTGATAATCTTCTCCTTGAGTTCCAAGAGTGGATCCGTTGAGTAAACATACTTCTTCTGTGATGGATTATATTGTTTAACATTCTTACCATACATCTGTAATTGTAAGAAATCACCATCACTTGATAATATTAAAATCTTTTGATGTGGTGCATACAATGGTACTAAAGTGCCAATGATATCGTCTGCTTCTGCATTTTCAACATCGATTACTTTGTATGGGAAGTTTTCACGGAGTTCTTGTTTGAATTTGCTGAGCATATCAAAAATCAAATGCCAATCCAAATCGGACTTGTCACGGGTTTTCTTACGACCAGCCTTATAGAATGGAAATAATTCTTTACGCCAATACTTACGATTATCACAACATAATACCACTTCACCATATTCAGCTTTGAAATTCTTAACATGGTTACGAATGATATTTAAAATCATGTGTCGGATGAGGTGTTCATCCAGTTTGCCTTTTTGATTGGCAATTTGAGCCATAAGTCCGGCAAGTAATACTTGGTTTAAGTCAACGAGGATCATAACAAACTTTCAATAGTTTCAGTAGAGGTCTATTGTATCACATGGTTGTTAGTTTGTCAAATGTATTTTCAATGAAGGTTTCAGATGTGGTAGTCATTCGTGCAATAATACCAAACCAATCTATACCTAACATTCTTGTAATATAAGTTACAGGATCAATTAAAACGGCATTGAACTTTTCAACATCAACCAATTCACCATCCTCTGCTTCACGGAATATGATGATGTGATAACTATCACCCATCTTGGATCCACCAACCTTCTCACCTGGATCCTTATACATTGCACTTTCTAGGTGTATTGTATCGTCTTGTTCACCTGGAAGAAAAAAGAATGTATCAAATGGCTCATCCTTTAGTGCCTTGGGAATTTCTATCATTATAGTCCTTGAGGTGTGATTTGCGTACTCGTACCATTATCCATGAGTTATAGTAATCATCGGATTCCATAACACCACGGACAAACTGTTCCTTTGCTTCGAGATAACTACATTCACCTTTTGAACGGCAAAGATGTAGTATCTCTCTAGAAAAGTTGTCATGACCTAATTGTAACACATCTTGCTTCAATGTGTCACTACTTCCATAGTAAGTTTGCCAATCACTTGGAACTTTTAA